TGATTTCCGCACTAATTGCAGTCGTTAAAACACCCGCACCAGAATGGTCCTGAACAGTATATTTAATTGGTCTATAATAATATACTCTTGCCATGATTTTCCTTATCTGCGAATGATGTAAGTCAAGTCTGCTGTAGTTGAGGCAGATTGTTCACCGTTACTTTTTAAGTTGATTGCATCTCCAGCCTCTAATTGTATGGTGCTGGCAATAGATAGTTCCACTCCAGTTTCATCGGCTGTAGCATCAGCTAAAGTTGCATCAACAGTTGTATCCGTACCATTTTTCATAATGTCGAAAGTTGTTGTTGCATCAATAACTGTATGACAGTTAATCCAGATTGCTTTGAGTATTCCTCTATCAGGAATCACGCATACTGGGCTTTCGTTGTCTGCTGTTTGAATGGCAGTCATGTTGCCACCCATAATAAAATAATCGTTTAATGTTCTCATAGTTTATTTCCTCTATCGTTCTGATCTTTCGATCTTCAATAAATAAGGGGCCTATAAAGGCCCCCTAGGTTTCCTTAACTTAACCTAAAATTAAGAAGATGTTAAATCTGCAACAATACCTGATGCTGCTTGATTGCGTGATACAAGACCACCTTCAACCAATAAGAGCATGTGAGTATTATCACCAGTTTTTGCTAGTTCGTGAGTTTGGAAATTTCTCAAGAAATTGTAACCCCAGTATTCACTATCAAGAACAAATGCCGATCTATTCGACATGAACCTGTTAGGAACAACTGACATTTCTCCAAAATCTGAAACATAGACATCAACTGCCGCTATTACTGTTTTAGCAGGAACATCACGAATTGCCGTGCTGTTGCCTGTGAAAGTAGAAAGTTGTTGCTTGTTGAATGCACCAACCATGATAACATCAGGGTTTCCGCCAGAATCATAAGCCGCTTTAATAACTGCTTTTAATTGTGATTCAGCAAAAGCTCTTTGTGTACCATTAGTTCTGGAATCGGAACCATCTCCTGTGGGAGCTGATCCGCCTGTTCCAACGCTTTCGTTAGTTGCGATCCAAGTCATCACTCCGCCAGTTCTTCTGGCTACGGAAGATGATCCTACCGCTTTAGCTGTGTTAGTTGATGTTAGTGCAAATTCTACATCTCTCTTTAACTCCTTCGCATTTTTCGCAAGAAGATACGCTAATTCCGTAGTTCTTCCTGCTGCATCTACTGCATCATCCGTACCTGTTACGATAAAGTTTTTTGCAGAGATTTGCGTGTAGTTGTTTCTCTCGGTTGTAGCGGTTGAAGCCGTACCTGAATAATCATCACCTTCAATTTGTAGGTTATCTGCTGCACTAGCAAGTGAATCTGTTAACCATTTGAATTGAGTATTATGGGCTTTGCCTTTACCGCACATCGAGAAAAATGGAGTTTCCGTAGGAGAGATGTTGTAGATGATATTCGCTAAATCCTCACGGATTCCCGACATATCGTAAGTATCAAAAGTTCCACCTGGTTGTGACATTTGATTTTCCTCCTATGTGTTTATTTTTGTGAAGCCTCCAACCATGCTTTCATCGCATCTTTAGTCGCCTGGTTATTACCCCTGTTACTAAATTTGCGTTGTTGGTTTAAGGCCTTGTCCATAGGTCTCATTTCACTTTCATCTACATTTTGAGATCGGCTCGTACTTGCAACCTTGGGAACCTTCCTCACTTTCTTTCCCTCTAACTTTGCTGTGCGTAATTGGTCCATTCGCATGGCATCATACGCCATCAGTACAGTTCGGTGGTCGGTAAGTGCGTTCAGTTCTTGGTCGCCAAAACCTTTGTTTTTCAAGAAATTCGTTAAGTCCCTTCTGGTTTTTTCCCCTTTAACGGGATCACCAAAAATGGGTGCCTTCTCTGCTAATAATTCTTGTTCCTTTACAAGAACATTCTGAAGTTTTTGCTGATAGACTTCTTCGTTCTTACGCTTTTCTGATTCTAACTCGGTTTTAATTTTTGATTGAGCGTCCCTCTGTTTTGATATTTGAGCTTGCCTGCGAACATACTCGGCTGGGTCCTCATTGTAAATGCGATCCAATTCCGCCTCGTCCACTTTCGGCTCTACCATTTGAGATGAAAGTTCATTTAACCGTTGAACATATTTTTCTCTCTCTTGATTTGCCACATTCATCTGATCCATTATCTTCAATCGTTCCTCCTCAACGGATTTACGATCTTCGGATAACCTCGCAGATTTTTGTCGGTAATCAGAATCTTTGGAGTAACCTTTCGTCAATTCTTCGAGGGTAACTTTATGCATCTTGCCATTGACTTTGACTTCATAAAGTTTCTCGTCTTGCGAAGTTGTGGTTTCCTCGGATACTAAATCCAAATCGTCAGGGGTTAATTCCTGTGGATCATCACTTTTCGTTTCTTCTTTGGGTGATGATTTTTGCTCCTCGTTCCCTGTGGCCTTGGAATTATCCAAAAGGTTGACGAGAGCTTCTTCTGCTTGAAATTGATTCAATGCAGATTCCTTTGCAGGCGTGTCTGCCATTGTTCTCTCCTTTAATTTTAATTAAAATTAATGATACAAATTATCTTTGTGCTCTTTAGATAATTGCTTGTTCGCCAATTTTCCTGTTTCTGCAACAGAAGTAATCTCGTTGACAATCATATCTAAAGCCTTTGAGAGTGTATAAAGCCACTCCCGTGCTTCCGAATCACGCATGGGCGAATTTTTCCATTCAAGGTCAATCGCCTGACGGATTCTTTTCACCGCATTGGTGAAAATCTCATCCTCTAAAAATCTTTTAGCTTGTATTCCTTTTGACTTTTCTTTGTCTAAACCCATTATAAACCGTAACTATATCCAGCTTTAGCTCCTGTTTTAGCTGTATCTTTATATTTGGCTGTTTCTTTTTTTACTTGATCTCTCTTTTCTTGTTTGTCTTGTGCTGTATCTTTATAAGTAGTTTTAGAAGTATCTTTAGCTCTTAGTTCTGGAATCGGAACCATTTTAGAGGTGTCTTTTTGTTTTATTCCCACATACTTGGCTCTCATACCAGTATCCACAGGTTTTTTGTCTTTTATCAGTTTCCAACTTTCCTTTAATTCATCCCTTTGCCATTGTGGTATATTTTTATTATTTTTTTGCTTGTCATACCACGCCTGATCGAATTTCGATGGAATGGTATTGATGTTACCAGACTGTGCTGCTGCCGTAATCGTGTCTATGGCATCGGTCATGGAACCATATCGTGCCTGTTGTCCATATCCCGTGATGAAGTTTCCTTCATTATTGTAATGCCCTCCTGTGGAAGTGTGATAAATAATATTATTATCATCTCGTCCTGAAGGAGCATAGCTATTTTTTAAGGTTTGAACAGACTTGAATGTTCCTGGAATTTTAGAAGCGGATAATCCTCTTTGTTTATCATCGGATAATCGGCTGTTAAAAAATTCAGATATTTTTATTTTTTCTTGAAACTTCGGAGAGTGCTGGGCAAATCGTGGGGCATCCACCGCACCGCCTAACATCATTCCCTTTTGATTGAGTGAATCGAGGAACCAATCATATTTCTTGTCATTCATTATTTGAACTGGTTGAGATAGCATAGAGCCATATAAACCTTTTCCCTCTAATGTAGTTTGCATCGGTCCCATTAATCTTCCATCTGCGTCAATATAACCTTTTGCCTCTCCGAACGCCATCAACTCCTGTTCCGTCATTTGGTTCATTGGTTTGTTGCTTGGATAGGTGTAAATATCTTGGGTAAAGTCATCGCTAGTGAAATCACCATAAGGTGTGGATACGGTATCTTGAACATCGGAGCTATAATCAACCCCACTTGGGGTTACGCTCTCGCTTACGGTATCTGTTTGTGTATCTGTTGTAATGGGTGTTACTCCAGGAGCTTGTCCTGAAACGCTTACTTGATTTGTTGCTGGATCAAGGACGAAAGGATATTGTCCAAATCTTCCCCAATATGGGTCTTTTCCAGCAATATCTGAAGGTGTTAATCCTTGGTTAAGAAGGCTTTGATAATTCGGCATTGTATATTCATACCGCATTAATCCCATGCCTGGTGGATTTATTCCTAATAAATTTTGTAAATAAGGATTCTGTGCCATTATCGTCCACCATTGGTTTTAATCAAGGCTGTTTCAATTTCAGCAGCTTTACGCAATTCGGTTGAATCTATTTTCTCCGCCTCTATTTTCAGTTTTGTTTCCAGTTCTAAAATCTTCACTTGCATGTCCACCATCATTTCCTCTCGCTTCTGTTGGAGAGTAGCGATTGTTTTTTCCTTCTCCGCCTGTATCTCCGCCATCGCTGTTTGGATTAATGGATCAGGTTGTGGAGGAGGTGGAGGTGGTGCTGTTTCAGGATTAACAAAGAATGGCTCTGCTGATTTGAAACCAGCGTTGATAACCAACTTCTCTAAAGTATTATAGATTTTTTGTTCATCCACCAAGCGACCATATCCGCCTTGTTGAATTAATGTTTTCTGTATGTTTAAAATTTGTGAAAGTAATGCAACACGCTGATCGGTATTACCCGTTCCAAGACCAACTTGAATGGATACATCCATGTCATAGTTCTGCCAGTCTTTTGGATTCATTTTGTAGAACTGATTGCGAAGCCTGATTGTTCGTTCCTCATCCTGGTATTTTGTTACCAAGTGCATGATGTTGCGGAACATGTCCTTCACGCCCGTTTCTGCAAAGATACGAGCTATCAATTCAATTCGTTGTGTCGCTGCGTTGACCAAGGCATTTACGCCTGTGGCAGTAGTGTGTGATTTTTGTATCACATTTGGATCGGCTCCCATTTGGGATCGGGAGATTCCTGTTCGTGCCTCTTTCAGTTGGTCAATTTTTTCCAACATGGAAAGACCTTCATTCAAGAAACTAGGAGTTGCTAAAGGCGTTACCGCTCCAGGTCCTTTCACTCGAACAATGCCGCCAGGTCGTGATGTGATTAAGTCATCCAAATTCACCTGCCCGTCAATGACTACATTCCTTGCATTGTTCTGCAAGTACATGTTGTCCATTGTTTGTCGTAGGACAGTTGATTTGATAAGTTGTAAATCCATGACCAAATCCGCCACACTCATTCCAAAGAATAAATGAGGCATAGGAATTGGAGTTACCATGGAAAATGGAATGTCATCTATGGGTTCGTTATCCAGTATGTAATTTCTATTGCCAGCCATCGTAATTTTACGAAGCTGTGCTTTTCCGTTTCCGTTGTAATCTAACCGAGCGTAACATTCCATCAGTTCGATGTAATCCGTTGACTTGTCAATGGATTGAAATTCTATTTGGGGATCGGCTGTTTCGTACAGCTCCCTTGTTGTGTGTTCCTGATTGTAAAAACTGTTTGTGTAAGTGGGAAGTTTACTGACTACTTTCTTGGAATAGCCCATGTTTAACAGTTGTGTTCTTGTCCTGAACAGTCGGTGGGCAAAGAACTGGGCATCCTGAATGTTGATCGCATTTCGTGCAACATACACATCCTCTGGTGCAACGCTGTCAACTTTTACTCGACCAATCTTCTTTGTTCGTGTAATCTTCACATCGTGAATATATTCCACGCCTATGTCTGTTTCTACTTCCTGCTCGTCATGTTCGTCTATACTCACTTCATCATCAATTAATAAAGTTTGGTATTCTACTTCCGTGAGTTCCTTGTATTCTTCCTCGACCTTTTTTTCTTCCTCCAGCCAGAAATGTTTGACGAAACCATTTTTCTGTAAGAGGGCATCCTTGAATAAATTATAGAGAATGAGAAAACCTGGATTGTCTTTCATAAAGACATAGTTTACATAATCGGTGCATTGGTCTGCAACCTGCTGATCCTCTGGTCCTTTTGGTTCAAATCTTACGATCTGTTCTCCTGCGGTAAAAATGCGTAGCAATGACGGCAATATGCTCTCAATTACCTCCAATACATCTTGTGATACTACCT